ATGAAAGCAATTCATGACAAGATAACGAACGGCAACAGGGCGGAAGTGGCGATAGAGCCTGAACAGTGCCGGGATACCGTATGCTCGCAATGTCCGGGCACGGTGTGGGGAAAGAAGAGTATTTGTCGGGTGCATAATCTCTCAATCGGTCAGATCGACAGCTGCCCGGAATGGTTGACCCACTCGGTGAAGGCCTCGGTAGCTAACAAAGCAGCCGCAGAAGAGCAAGATTTGGAGCCGATTATGCAATACGTGCAGAAGATAGATACCGAGCTCCGGGACTTCAGTTGGACCGTGCGGGAAATCCAAAGGCTGGAGGAGGTGCTAGCCAAGGCAGCCGTAGAGATCGGCCCCCTTAATATCCGGCTGGTGGCCCAGTACGGTATTGAAGCGGCGCTGCCCAAGGGCAAGGGGGCCAAGGTCGGCGAGCTGTCACTCTCGGAGATGCAATACGAACGGACAGCCAAACGGCTGGTGGAGCTCAAGCAGCGGGTGGAGGATTTCACGCAGGCTTCCGACAAGATCATGGACGAGCGGGAACGAACAGTGCTGGATTGTCTAATGACCGGCGACCGCATGAACGATATCGCCAAGCATATCGGTGTTTCCCGCCAGCGGCTGCACGAGATCCGGCAGACCATTATCCGCAAGCTGACACTGGATATTTACAAGCAGTTTCTGGATTCGGAGTGATCAAGCATCCGGTTGACATTTCTGACACGGCGGACAAAATAGACAAAGATAGAAACGTATGTTCGCATAATGCTATACTGAGCTCAGCGGAACACAAGAACACAACAAAGCGCGGGTCATTCTTCTCAAAGGTGAGGAGGATGGCCCGTTGTCGTTGCAACGTTCTGAAGCGCCGCAGGGAGGTGAGTAAGATCGCAACAATCAGGGAAATGAAGAACGGCGTCCTCGCCGCGCTCGGCGAACGGTTTCCGGGCTTCGTCCTCTACGAGGGCGAGTTGCCCGCGCTGCCGGAGATTCCGTACTTTTATGTGCAGCCGTTCCCGGTTACCCAGAAGCGGGAGGTCGGGCGCCGTTATCGGCGAACGTTCGGCTTCGACATCCAGTTGAAAGCTGAGACCCCGGACGAGCTGCTCGACACGGCAGATGCACTGCTGGACGAGCTGGCCTACATCGAGGTGGACGGCTTCCCCTGCCGGGGCACCGGCCTGAGGCACGAGCTGGTAGACGGCGAGCTCCATGTGTACGTGCAGTATGAGATGCATGTGATGCGGGAGCGCGGGGAAGAGACGCCGATGGACAAGCTGGCACAGGAGGGAAGAATCAAGCATGCGTAAGAAACGAACAACGGCCACATGTGAGACGTACTACAGCCCCTAACAGCTGCATCGCTCGCAAGCGATGGCCGGTTGGAACAAGGATGTGCTGCAGGCCATCCTGAAGACGCAGGCTTCCTGCACTGTGCAGGAAGCAGAGCAAGCCATTCATCAATTCATGACAAGGGAGGCCAACTAAATGGCTGGAGGAACATGGACCACACAAAATAAGGTAAGACCTGGTGTGTATATCAATTTTGAAAGTGAGCCAAGACCGCTTGGCAGTGTAGGCGAGCGAGGCATTGTTGCGATGGCGCTGGTATTGGGATGGGGAGAGGTTAAAAAACTGACGCGTATCGCAGCAGGAGAGGATGTTCAGCATAAGCTTGGCTACTCACTGGCTGCGCCGGAGCTGAAGCTGGTGCGGGAGAGTCTGAAGCGGGCGCAAACCCTGCTGCTCTATCGATTGAATGAAGGGACGAAGGCAGTCGCCAATTTGGGCGATTTGACTTTCACTGCTAAATACAGCGGGGTACGCGGCAATGATCTGGTCGTTCGTGTGCAAGCAGATGTGGATACAACAGACGCTTTTGTCGTGACCACACTGCTGGATGGTACAGCCGTCGATACGCAGACCGTCACATCCGCAGAAGCACTTCTGGATAACGAATGGATCGTCTTCGGTGGTGAAGGCGTGCTGGAGCCCATCGCTGGTCTGCCGCTTGCCGGCGGCACCAATGGCACGGTAACGAACAGCGACCACACCGCCTATCTGGAAACCGTGGAGCTGCAGGAGTTTCATACCATGGCGGTGACCATTACGGATCCACAGCTCAAATCGGTCTATGCCAGCTTTGCAAGCCGGCTGCGTGAGCAGGAAGGCAAGAAGATTCAGGTCGTTCTGTCGGATTACCCGACGGCTGACCATGAAGGGGTCGTGAGCGTCAAGAATGGGGTCGTGTTGTCCGACGGATCGGTCATTCCGGCAGCGGAAGCAACAGCCTGGGTAGCTGGCGCGATTGCCGGCTCACAGCCGAATGAGTCACTCACCTATCAGGGCTACGACGACGCAGTGGACGTCGATACCCGGTATACGAATACACAGATCGAGTCTGCGCTTCGCAATGGCGAGTTTTTGTTCACGCCTAGTCATGGCCGTGCGGTTGTCGAGCAGGATATCAACACGTTGCGCAGCTTCACGCCAAGCAAGGGCAAGGCCTACGGCAAAAACCGGGTCATCCGCGTGCTGGATGGCATCAACAACGATTTTAAACGCATCTTCGAAACGTTCTTCTTGGGTAAAGTGGACAATACGGCGGACGGTCGGAATCTGCTTCGCAACGAGTGCAATGCGTATCTGACGAATCTGTTGGAGCTCGGAGCCATCCAGAATTTCGATGCTCAGACAGACGTTATCGTAGAGCCTGGCGTCGACAGCGATGCCGTTGTGATGAGCGTTTATGTGCAGCCAGTCGATGCAGTAGAAAAAATTTATATGAAAGTGCAGGTGAGGTAACATGGCATTCTTGAAAGCGCGGGATACAATTACCGGTCAGGAAGGTACTGCTTTTGCTTCAATTAATGGTGTCGTGGAGGAAATGTTCTACATCAAGAAAATCGAGGCGACCGCCGAGAAGCAGAAGGCCGAGGTCAAAACACTGGGCCGCCGCGGCGTGCAGCACAAAGCCATCGGCTGGAGCGGTACCGGTAACATGACCGTCTACTACGTCACCTCGAAGTTCCGTCAAATGATGCATGACTACATCAAGACGGGCAAGGACACCTACTTCGATGTCATGATCACCAACGCGGACCCGTCGTCGAGCGTCGGCCGCCAATCCGTCACCCTCAAAGGCGTCAACCTGAACAGCATCATCATGGCCCTGCTGGACACAGATGCGGAGACGCTGGAGGAGGAAGTGGAGTTTACGTTTGAGGATGTCGTCATTACGGAGTCATTTAAGGCGCCTAGACCATAATACTGAGGGAGGAATAACTATGGACAAAAGAAATATGGCTTTCTTTATGAAAGGGAAAGCCAAAGCAGTACCGGATGAAGAGGTAGTTGTCTCCAAACGATACAAGGACGATGAAGGAAATCCTATTCCCTTTATCCTTCGAGCGCTCCCAACCGACCGAATCGAAGAGCTCCAGGAAGAATGCACGAAGCCTATTAAAAGAAAAGGACGAGTGGTTGATCGAGAGCTCGACCAAAAACGATTCATTGCCCGTATTGGCGTAGAGTCAACGATTTACCCTGAGTTTCGGGACTCTGAATTACTCGCATCCTATGGCTTAACTGATCCTGTAGCTGTGGTGAAAATGATTTTATCGCTTCCGGGTGAATATGGTGAATGGATCAATGCTGTTCAACGTGTTAATGGGTTTGATGAAGAGTTCGACGAGTTAACCGAAGACGCAAAAAACTAATCGAGTCCGGTGATCGGGATGCCGTGTACGCCCATTGGGCGCTCCACAAGCTAAAGATACTGCCGCATGATCTTTATGTTATGGACCCGCATCACCGGGCCTTTATATACGCTAGTATTAAAAAGTACATTATTGATGAAGAGAAGGCTTCAAAAGTATCGCGGTAGAAGAGTATCGGAAGATTGGCACTTCCAATCACTCCTGTATTGGACCCCTACGGGGGTTCTTTTAAGTTGTCTAGGAGGTTTTGAGTATGGCAAAAGTCACTGCTACTTTTGAATTCAGTGATTTAATTAGTCGGAAGTTGGTAAACCCACTAAAGGGATTTCGTCGGCTTTCTAACTCCATTAAACAAGTTAATACGATGGTTAGAAAATTTAACCGTACTCCTTTTACATTATCAGTAAGAGATCGTGCAACCCGTACAGTCGAATCAGTTTCCAAATTACTGAAAAGCTTAAGGTCTAAGGTTACTTCCCCGATAATTCGGATCAAAAATCGTGCATCTCCAATTATAAAAAAAATTAGTAAAGAACTTGACTCACTTAATAAAAAGGCAGTAGCCATAACTGATTTTGGTGTTAATTCAACCAAGAGTCTCTATAAATCAGGAGCAAAAGCTTATGAAATGGATTCGAGGGCTGGGGCAATAACAGGGTTAAACAACGATTTTGTCAGCGATTCGGTGAAAGAAATTTATTATCATAATAATGCTGGGACCTCGAGAGAAAAAGTTGTTTCATCTATCGCAGCTATAGCTCAGCAAACAAACTTAGGAGATGACAGTCTGGTTGAGGCTGCACTACTTTCAAGTAAGGTTAACTCTCTAATACCTTCAATGAAAGATGGTGAAATTGAAAAAGTAGGCACTACCTTTTTAAATGCTATGGGAGTAAATTTCGAAAAAACACTGGATAGTCTAATGTATGTACACAAAAACGGTGGTGATATGGCGAAGGATCTTATGCCGACACTCACGGAGTACGCCGCCACATTTGCTGAATTAGGTATCTCACCGGATCAATTAGCTAGCGGTCTAGTGGCTGGTCAAAAAGCCGGTGCCCATAATTATCGTTTATTAGCCGACGCTATTCAAGAGTGGGGTTCTTTAGCAACCGCTGATGATAGCTCGGGGGTTCTAGCGAATATATTAGGCAAGGACCGCGTAAAACAAATTAAATCAGATAATGTGCCACAACATGCTATTATGGCTGAAATGATTACAGGGTTTTCAAAGATGGATGCTCTGCAGCAAGAGAAATTAGGGAAGGATTTATTTGGCTCGGGTTTTGAAGAACATAAAGTATCCATACTTGAGATGGCTCGGGAGTTAGCAAACATCGCCGAGGTTTCTGGAGAATTGAACAATCAATTTAATCAAATGCGTGAAAGTAATCCGTTCACAGTCATGAATGATTTAGTGAGAGCATCACTCTTAATTTTTGAAGATATCGGTAAAGCTATTATGAAAGATGTGGCTCCAGCCTTTCAGGAACTACATGCTTGGATGTCTTCTAAAGAGGGACAAGAGGCCATTGCCAAATTTTCAACAAGTGTTACTGAACTTGGCGTTGCCCTAGGTAATACTCTGGCCAATGGGATTCGATGGGTTGTTGAAAATTGGGAATGGCTATTGCCAATCTTGAAGATCGTTGGATCGGCTTTATTTTTACTTATGGGAGTTGTTAGAATTGTTGGGCCAATACTAAACTCTTTGGGAACGGTAATAAAATACGTTCGAGTTGCAGTGAGCGCTGTCACGGCAGCTGTTGGTTGGCTTTCGAAAGGATTCATAGCTCTTATTAACTGGGGTAAACCTTTATTTTCTTTTCTAGGTAGGATGATTGGTATCGCTCTTCGACTAGTGCCCGTCATAGGTACAATTGTTACCGTGGTATGGGCTGTATGGGAGGCATGGAAAAATTGGGAGTCTATTATGGAAATGTTGGATCGTTATTTTAATTTTGTTAGTGAGCGCATAAATGGATTGAAAAATATTTTAGATGATTTCAATCGAATGCTGGGACGTATGGGTGAGGCTTTCGAAGTATTTAAAGAGCAAACAAGTCAAGTAATGAGCGGTGATTTTAAGTTCGGTCTTCCCAAATGGATGGGTGGTGCTGGATTTATTCAACTTAATCAGCATGCAAAAGGCATATCTAATGTCCCATTTGACAATTATCCTGCTGCATTGCACAAGGGTGAGACAGTATTGCCACGCCGGGAGGCTGAATTGATTCGTAATATGGCTTCTGGTGGAGGTCGCGGCGCGTCAAGTGGAAGCATTATTGTACAAATAAGCGGAGATCATCATTATAGTAATAATCAGGACGCCGAACGTGTCGCTAACACCGTCTTGGCTAAGATAGAAAATGCATTACGTGATGGCCAGTCTACTTCTGCTAAGGGGGTATACGCCTAATGGAGTTCTGGTTTAAATTCAACAATGGAGCAGAGCAGTTGCAACTTCCCGTTAATCCTGAGGAGATTTCTATTGAATCAGGTAGCCAAAACACAAGCGTCAATGTGGCTGGCTTAGGCGAAATCAGTATCATCCAAGATCCTGTGTTATTGACCTTTGAGTTTTCTAGCTTCCTTCCAAAAGTATGGGGGCCTTACTGTGCATACAGAAACCTTCCATCCCCTTGGGTTGTGCGGAATACAATAGAACGATGGCGTCGGAGCGGTATACCTGTTCGGTTCATCATAACCAGGACACCTATTAATTACGCTGCGACGATCGATGATTTCTCAGTTTCAGAACGAGCGGGCGAAGATGGGTTGAACTTTAGTCTAACCCTGAAAGAATATCGAATGATAAAGCCGAGAAAACTCAGCCCAGATCACGCTGGTTATGGGGAGCTTACAACAGGAGACGACAGTAACCGGCCGGGCGATCAAAGTTCTCCAAGCAGCTATACTGTAAAAGCTGGAGATAGCTTATGGAAAATTGCCCAGAGTCAGCTTGGAGATGGGACAAGGTATAAAGAGATTGCCGCGCTAAATGGTATAAAAGCGCCATATACCATCCAGATCGGAAAAGTGTTATATCTGCCCAAGTAGTAAATTGAGGTGAGAAAATATGATTGAGATATGGGTGACTCGTCAAGATGGGAACTACATCTTACCTGTAAGTCGAGTGGAGTGGCGTGGCGCAAAATATAGAGCCCCTAGGTCGATTCAAGTTGATATGACCATAACGCAAACCTCTGGTCGCACAAATGTAATTGAGGAAGGTAATGCTGTCATCTTTCGCTGGAAGGGCCAGGAACTATTTCGCGGTATCGTATTCACTCGAGACTTCCGTTCAGACGGATCGCTCTCTTGGACTGCTTATGATAACCTATATTACTTGGTTAATAACTCAGACACCTATACATTCGTCAACAAAAAGGCCAGTGAAATTCTTCATCAGATATGTAACGACTTTCAGTTGCAGATAGGCAAAATTTCTGATACAAGGTATGTCAAACCGCGACAAGTCAGCGAAGATGATACTCTTTATGACATGGTTCTATCGGCTTTAGACAGCACTTTTAAATCTACAGGTCAACGCTACACGCTTCGATCGCGGATTGGTAAGGTAGAGTTAATTGAGAATGTTGAGAATGTCCATAAGTGGATTATCCAAGAAGGAGTAAATCTTACAGATTTTAATTATTCCACTTCAATTGAGGAGACGGTTTCCAGGGTGAAACTCAGATCAGGCGATGAGGAAGAATCAATCACCGCCGTTGCCGACAGCCAGCTTTTACAGTCGCGATTCGGCGTTTTGCAGCTTAATGAGATGGTATTTGATAAGCTCAACAAGGCTCAGTTACAACAACGAGCGGTACAAATGCTTAGTGAGCGTGGAAAAATCAATAGGACTTTCACATTGCAGTCGTTGGGTATCGTTGATGTCGTGGCTGGTTCTGGTATTCATGTTATCGTCCCCAAGCTCGGCATAAAAAAAGGATACTACGTAGATGATGATTCTCATAGCTTTGAAGGCAACGATTATTCAATGAATCTAACGTTGACCGAGACAGATGATCTACCTGATATTGCTGAAGAACCGATCGATAGCGACTAACATTGTGACACACCTAAGGGAGGCGATAAGAGGTGTATGAGACGATCAAATCAATTGTTGCGGAGTCTGTTCGTACCAGTAAGCCGTTGAGACTCCTGGAAGGAGTGGTGGTCACTTCTCCTCCGGAACTGTCGGTCCGCCTGGGTGATGATATTAAACGAACCTATCCGCGAGAGTTTTTGCTTGTGGCGGAGCATCTCGGCGTAACCTCTCATGAATTTAATATTAATGGACAAATGGCAGTACTTCAAATCAACAATCAATTAAAAGTTGGAGATCGAATCATGGTTGCTGCCTTACAAGGCGGGCAATCATTTTTTATTTTAGATCGGGTGGTGACCTATGGAACCTGACATTAAGTACCCTGAAATATTTGAAGGTCAGCCTCAGACTACAAGGACCTACGGCATTGATTTTAGAACCGGAAAGTTTAAGGGCATAATTGAAGGGTCTGAAACCATTAAACAATACGTTTTTAAGACCCTTCGCACAGCACGTTATGCTCACATGATTTATCCTGATAGTTACGGTTCGGAGCACAATGCAATCGGTGTAAGCAACAACGATCTTATGGAGAGTGAGCTTGCTCGTACAATAACAGAGGCACTTATATATGATGAAAGAATTACACGAATTTACAATTTTGAATTCTCAAGAAGCAATGATAGCCTCGTCTTGAAATTCGTCGTAGATACTATATTTGGCTCAACGCCAATTCAGGAGGTGATATAAGTTGTATGAAAATCAAACCTATGAAGTAATCTTGCGACGTATGATGGACCGCATACCTGACAGTATCGACAAGCGACCAGGCAGTATCATTTTTGATGCGATGGCACCAGCCGGCATAGAAATGGCTCAATTGTATTCACAGCTTGATGTGAATCAAGAACTTTATTTTGTTGACACTGCAGGTGGTGAATACTTGACTCGTCGTGCCTCCGAGAGAGGAATTATTCGACACCCTGCAACACCTGCTATACGTAAGGCCGAGTTCCGTGATAGATCTGGACTACTGTTACCTGTGGCTCCTGGAGAGAGATTCTCTGGAGGTGGTCTAAACTTTTTTGTGCTGGATCAAACTGCTGATGGTGCTTATCGACTGCAAGTGGAGGAAGCGGGCAATAAGGGAAATCAATATTTTGGGGATTTGTTACCAATCGGTTATATTGACGGGTTAGCAACAGCTAGATTGGGAGAGGTGCTCATACCTGGATCAGACCAGGAGACAGATGATGCGCTTCGCCAACGTTATTTAGACGACGCCAAGCAACCTGCAACAAGCGGCAACAAGGCTCATTATGTACATTGGGCTCGCTCAGTGGCGGGTGTAGGTGGTGTAAAAGTAACTCCTCTTTGGGAAGGGCCAGGTACAGTCATGGTACTGATAGTAGGTGCAGATATGGCGCCTGCAAATAAAGAATTAGTAGAGAAGGTGCAAAATTACATCGATCCTGAAAAAGGAAAAGGTGAAGGTCAAGCACCAATCGGCGCTCATGTTACCGTGGCGTCTGCGAAAGGGAAAATTATTGATTTCTCGGCAAAGGTAATATTGGCACCGGGATATGGTCTGCAAATGGTTACGGATAATTTTTTGAACCAATTAGAAGAATGGCGGCAAAAGGCCTCGTTTAGTGCCACTTATGTTAGTTTGCCGGTTATTGGTTCGCTGCTGTTAGCGACCGAGGGTATACTGGATTATTCCGAATTGACACTTAATGAAAGTTCATCAGCTAACATAGCATTGGCTGACGACGAGGTCCCAATAATCGGTATTGTGGACTTGGAGGTGTGACATGGCGTATCCAAACAAAATCGATGTATTCTACGAGAGACTTAATAAAAATCCAACGGGTAACCCTTACGTTATTGAAGAACAACTAAAAGTTATTGACGGGAGTTACAACGGACCGCTACGTCACGACAATATTAATAATCAAACCATTCGTGTATATACTGGTCCTCGTTTGACCGGTGAGCAGATTACAAACTGGACAATCTCTGTCCCCAGCAACACACCTTGGCGGCGACTCATACGCATCTTCTCCAGCGAGGCGGAGGTTTACGTTACTTACGAAACGCCAGGTGATACGGTTGAGGCCGACGATGTAAACGAGCTGCAAACAGCAGTTACATCGACACAAATTGAGGTAGAGCGCTATAAGTCCTCTAATGATTCGCTAGTTAGCGATACCCGCCAACGGCTGGAGACGGCTGAGAGAAGTAAGTCCGATCAAACTTACGTTGATTCTCAGCTGCTGACAAAGGCCGACAAGGCGACGACTTATACCCGAGAACAAACGGATGCTCGGATCCAGAGTGTCATTGGAGCGGCTCCAGATGCGCTAGATACGCTTCAGGAGATTGCCGAAGCATTGAACAATGATCCTGATTTCGCTGGCACTATGACCACCCAGCTAGCGTCTAAGGTGGATAAGGTAATCGGAAAGGGCTTGTCAACAGAAGACTATACGACAGTGGAACAGACAAAGCTAGCCGGTATTGCAGCTCGTGCGGGAACATCAGGCAGCGCCACCGATGCCGTAATTGGTAATCGCACCATCAGCGATACAACAGCGGCGATCTCTGATACAGGGACGCTTTCAGGTCTGCTCGGGGGGCTTGCACATGCAATGAAGGCAATCACCGGCGGGGCCAACTGGAGGTCGCTACCAAGTATCACGTTAGAAGTGATCAAAACCTTGCTAGATGAAGCTACTCATGTGGCTACAGCCGGGACGCTGCTTAAGCGTGACGGCTCGGGACGGGCTAAGGTTGCAGCTCCAGCAGCAGCTGATGATATTGCCCGCAAAGCAGAGGTAGATACAGTCGCTACTGCAGTGGCTAGTGCTATTGATAAGGCAGATAATGCCCAATCAGAGCTCAACATTCACATCGAGGACGGTGTTCGGCACCTATCCTCTGCGGAGCGTAATTCCTGGAATGCCAAGGCGTCCACAGCAATTGTGACATCTGCTACATCTGGACTCATGAGCGCAGTAGACAAGACCAAGCTTGACGGCGTAGCTTCCGGGGCAAACAATTACACACATCCTGTTAACCACCCGCCATCCATTATTACACAAGATGCAGGTAATCGTTTCGTAAGCGACGTCGAGAAAGCGAACTGGAACAGTAAAGAGACGATAACCGGGGCTCAGTCAAAAGTGGATAGTCACGCTAATGATGCTGTCAGGCATATCACAGCAGCTGAACGAACTACTTGGAATGCAAAACAGGCAGCACTTGGCTTTACACCCGAAAATGTCAGCCGTCGGGGTGCCGCTAACGGGTATGCTGAGCTGGATGCCGTTGGTAAGATCCCGGACAACCGGATCTCATCAACGTTCGTAACTCAGTCTCAATTAGGAGGCGCAGGTTACGGTGACATGACGAAATCTGTCTACGACACGAATGATAACGGTAAGATTGACGCAGCAGAGGCGGCGGATACAGTTCCTTGGTTAGGAGTAAGCGGCAAGCCTGCCACGTTTGCGCCAAATGCGCATGATCATGCACGCCTGCAAAGAATTGATGATCGCGACCGTAAACCTGTGGACACAGTAAAAGGATATGCCGAAGCTGTATTTACTTCACTTGGAGGCATGACGGGTGGAAGCAACAGTGTCTATCAAGACATGCTGGTACTAAACACTTATACAGACTCGTCCGGCGGTTTGGTCAATGCTCTTGTATTTGACAAGTCAACCATGACTATCCGACATTACCAGGCTACACAAGGGGCGACCAGCTGGGGGAGTCCGAAAATACTGGCATACGCGGACAACGTCATTCACAAAGGGGCACTCACTTGGGCGCAGTTAAGAGGTGATGCATAGTGACGTACGGTAAAGAGCTTTACGGTACGGTTCTATTCACAGCAATTTCTGAAGAAGGTGATAACCCACCACGACAAGGAATTAACTTGATGTCATATTTACCTTCTTACTACACCGAGGTCCTAGATTTTCAGCTTCTCCAAGACTCGATTGGTAAGGAACTTCAATTATTGATTGAAGATTTAGAGAATATCATGGATCAGCTCTATATAGATACGACCACCTGGGGACTGGATCGATGGGAAAAAGAGTTTGGGCTAACCACCGACCCTTCCCAGCTAACAGCCACTCGGCGGGAGATCATCAAGGCAAAGATGCAAGGTTCAGGTACGACGACTTCGGCCATGATTCAACGTATAGCCTCCACCTTTTCGGGTGGGGATGTAATTGTTGAGCAATCTATGGAAGCATATCATTTCCTCATCCGATTTGTTGGTCAGCTTGGTATCCCACCGAACATGGCTGGACTGATCCAAACGATTGAGGAAATAAAGCCGGCTCACCTCTCTTACGATTTCGTTTATACCTACACCTGGTGGGAGAGTCTTCAGAGTCTAACGTGGTCCCAGGCAAGAGTTAAAACATGGAATGATTTAAAAGTATTTGAAGGAGCGTGAATTGAACATGCAAACGACAGGCAATCTGAATCTCAAAAAACCGGAAGGCACGGATATCGTTGATATCAACGACCTGAACGACAACATGGACATCCTCGACTCTGAGGTGTCCCGTGTCGCTTCTCCCACAGTGAACGGCCGAATGGCAGCAGCTGACAAAGCCAAGCTCAACGGCATCGCGGCGAGTGCGAATAACTATGTCCATCCTGCCAACCATCCGGCCTCTATTATTACGCAGGATGCAAGCAACCGTTTTGTCACTGATGCCGAGAAAGCCGCGTGGAATGCCAAAGCCGGCTCCTCCGTCGCCACAACCAGCGCAAACGGACTCATGAGCTCCGGTGACAAAAGCAAGCTGGACGGGATCGCTGCAGGTGCTAACAACTATGTGCATCCTGCAAACCACCCAGCTTCAATTATCAGCCAGGACGCGAACAACCGCTTCGTCAGTGACACTGAGAAAGCCGCGTGGAACGCCAAGGCGGGCACTTCGGTGGCGACGACGGGTGCGAATGGGTTGATGAGTTCAGGCGATAAGAGCAAGCTGGATGGGATTACGGCTGGGGCGCAGCCCAATACAGTAACAAGTGTGGCTGGGCGCACGGGTGCGGTAGCTCTAACGAAGACGGACGTGGGCCTCGCGAGCGTGCAGAACTATGCGGTTGCGACGCAGGCGCAGGCTGAGGCGGGGACAGCGAGTACAGCGTATATGACGCCGCAGCGGACGAAGCAGGCGATTGATAAGTTGACGGGTAGCGTGCCTATGAGGCTACAGAATGGACAGTTGGAATATTTTGATGGAACGAGGTGGTTCAGCATGGGGAGTGAGAACTATTCTCCAATTGAAGTTATTAACAACTTTTCCGATATGACTCCAAGTATTTGGAGGACAATATGGGAAGTCTCTGGAGAAGGTGAACTTAGTGTAGCTGTTATAGATTCAATGTATTCGGATCATTCATTAGCAATTGAAAGAGAGATAAGAATAAAAATTGATGGGGTTGTTACGCTTTACTCGACAAATTTACGTCCGAATAGCAACTCTTCTTCACATATGCCGATTGGCTATATTGAACAAAGTGCCTTATCTTATGCTACAGGAAACAATCAAAGAGTTAATGGTTGGGGCATGAATACTGCGTCACCAAGTACAGTTAGTCGTTATGGACTAATTGGCGATTTAGCACCAAGACTACAATATCCTAACGTGAGCTTAGGACAAGGAGTGTCAATAGGATCGAAACCAATTCCTTTCAAAAGCACCATTCACGTGGAGATAAGAGTTATGGCTCAACATTACACTCCAATTCATTATTTAATACGGGGAGCGTTAAAGTAAAGTCATTGCATTTAATGAAAAATACAAATACTATTTGATTTATTCTATTATTCTTAAACCATTAATAACTTTGTATAGATAATAGGGAGGTGAAGGCATGGAGTTGATCAGCAAGGACACCGTGGAGCGACTGCAGAAGGTCGAGGAGCATATCCAGGCTGTGCAAGCTGAGATGTTGAGAGCCGCTCAAGAGTATCTAACTGTACAAGCGAGAATTGAGCTAATTGAAAAGGCTGGAGCGCGTCACGAGAAAGAGCTACGGGAGCTTAAAGAAATCTCGCGTAGTCTCCAACAACAATACGACCGCTTCGGCGAGAAAATCGACAAGCTGGAGAGCAAGCTTTTTAGCTGGATGCAGCAGTTGCAGCGGGATAATGCCGAGCTGATCAAAGCCGCCCAGACGGAAGGGGCGCTGGAGCGCCAGACCACCCTGAAGTCCTGGATGACCTTCCTCCAGTATGTCCTGGGCGGCACGATCTTTATTATTGTCGCTTATGTGTTTGGCATTAATTTTATTCGATAAGGAGGGACAAGCCATGGAATGGGATGTGGTGCAAGAGGTGCTGGACCCGGCGCTGCTTGTGGTACTGGTAGCCTGTTGGACGTTGGGGTATATCCTCAAGCAGACGCCAAAGGTACCGAATTGGGCGATCGTCTATGTAGTTACGATGTTTAGTGTCGGGTTTTCAATCTGGATTCTCGGCTTCGGGGCCTTGCAGCTGCTGCAAGGCTTTCTTTGTGGGGCTGTCGCAGTATACGGCTACGAAGTGGTGAAGCAGGGCCGGGAGGGCGTACGCGATGGTCAGACTTAGTCGCAAGGCGTTTGTAGCAAAACTGGCCCCCATTGTGCAGAAGGCTCGGCGAGACGGCTCGGCGATCTTTCCGTCGGTGCGGCTGGCGCAGAACATCCTGGAGACCGGCGGAGTGCTGCATCCCTGGAACAATCTTGGCGGAATTAAGGTGGGCAGCGGCTCCCCCAACGCTTACTGGCGGGGCGGGGTGGTCTACAAAGGCACTTGGGAAGTCTACGACGGAAAGCGGGTAGATATTCAGGCTGCGTTTCGGGCGTATGATACGCTTTATGACTTTTACATGGATCAGGATCTGTTGTTCCGGCTGCCGCGCTACGAGCGGGTGCGGCGGGCGATGACACCCGAGGCGCAAGCGGAGATGCTGCAGGTCTGCGGCTATGCGACGGATCCGAACTATGCCCATAAACTTATCACAATTATTCGCGATGAGAAGTTGCGGGGCTATGATGAGGTAGAGGAGGAATGGACCTTGAGCGAAAAGCAAGCGATGGAAGCGAAGCTCCAGCGGCTGGAACAGCGGCTGCATCAGCTGGAACAATCACACGATAGTGCGGTCCCGGCCTGGGCACAGGGAGCGGTGGATGCTGCGGTTAAGCAAGGAGTTATCGAGACGCCGGTGCGCGGCAGTTATGATTTCTTCCGGATGCTGGCGGTAGTGCACCGCAGTCAATTCATCGGCAAAAGCAAATAA